GTGGGCGAGATTTACCGACATTAAGTTATCTTATCCTAAGGAACCCGCAGTTTTACCGGAACTGCAAAGTATGACCGTACCCAAGGTTAAGTACCCGAAGAAGAAGAGAGACAGTCACCCGGCCGATGATATATCGGGGGCGAGCACCGTGGGTGCCACCTCGACCGTCGACTCAGCGATTGAAGCTATTTCTTCAGTAACCCTTGGAGATGCTGTGACTAGCGTTTCTAGTTTGGCCAGTTTTGTTACGGAGAATTGGGGCCCTGTAGGTTCACTACTAGGCTTCCTCTTTGACAAACCGGACAGAATCGTGTGTCAGGAAAACATGAACATCGAGCCGTCTACGGATTTGTTTAATGCGGACATACCGGATACTAACGTATCGGTAGGAATGTATAAAGGTAAGTATGTTGACCCCGGAGCGGGGCGCATGCCTATGACAAAGAATTGGACGGTGTCAGAGTATGCTCGTATTCCTGGCTTGCGGATGCCAGTTGCAGTATTTGATGCAGAAGGAGATTCGGTTATAGTACAGCCTATACAAAGCCACTCTACGGCAACGACTTACAAAATACCCCTGGACTATTCGTACCTTTCGTCGGCCCTTTGGCGCGGTTCGATTAAGGTACAGCTGATGTTTTTCACGTCTGCATTTATAAGTGCACGTTTTTCGGTGGCTTATATTAATGAGAGTGAATACCCAGGACAGTACCCTACGGACTACTCCAACGGATTGTCAAAGATTATCAATGTGAAAGGAGATACGATGGATTCGTTTACCTTACCGTGGTTGTCTAGGTCCTACTGGACCGAAGATCCTTCACCTAGATTTAGGTTGAGAGTAGAGTCAAAAATAGCGTCGTCCGATGCTAGTTTAGATCCTGTGATTTATTGCATGATTTGGATAGCAGGTGGTGACGATATACAGTTCGCTTGGCCTCGAGCGCCTCTGCCCGATGAATGGAGAGGCTCGCTTCCTACCCCGGAAGGGTTGGATGAGAAGCCAGTGTTACAGGCCGCTGTAGGAAAAATGTTTACAGAGACATTCCCGCCCATTAGTGAGAATGTCTTTTATGACATTGACCGAGGATTTTGTACTTCAGAAAACTTGGGTCCTATTACGGATATATGTAAGCGATATTCCCCGGTGCGACCAGACCCGGCGACGGCGTTTCTTGGTTTCCAGGCTCAGATCCTGGACTCAGATAACGCGTCAACCGACTTTACACCAGCGGATATAGTGACTTTTAGAACGACCTTTTTCGGATCATGGAGGCACGCCTTTTTATTCCGGTCTGGAGGTTATCGATACCGGCACTACGATCGCGTCCCTACTCAGTTGCCCGACGGTCAACCCGTTTGGAATATTGATAATGTGACGGCGAGAGCTTGTGCAGGAACAGTGTATCGGTCACCCATGGATGGAATGACTAGATTGACCATACCTCAACTGGCGATTTACCCATTCGGAGTCTTAGGTTTTCCGACCCAAAGACTGTCGATAACGTCGCCAGATGATCTAGGACCGACTATTAATGAGCCGGTTTATTTAGCAGCACGCGATGATGTGCAGTTTGGATATCCTATCCTTCCAGAAGGAATGATACCCAACTCATAGTTGCGTAACAATACTTTTTGATAAGTTTGTGTATTGTGATGTTAGCTAATAACTTTTAAAGCATACTTTTGGGAGCTCAAAACGACAGACCGGCCCTACCGGTGGTTTTGGGGAGTTTACT